AGTAGAACAACGATTTATCTCTCTACTTGCTTACTTTGAACAGGACAAAGATAAAATAAAAAACTTACTAACCAAACTTTTAACAAGCTTTTTAACTAAAAATATTAAAAAAAGTTATCCCTTATCTAGTAAATTATACTAAAATAAATTTAAAAAAAGATTAAAAAAGGTTAAAAAAGAGGGTAAAAACCTATAAATTAAGTAATAAAACCCCTAAAATAATGAGCATATATATTAAAAAGATTCGGAAGGTGTGTTTATTATCCATTACAAAGGCATTAATAAATTGATGGGTAGTGTTCCGTTATTAAGAATTACGGCTGCTCCGATTGCTTGGCGTTTAAAGTTTTTAGCGTAAGCAGCAGCGTACGTATCAGCATCCACTCCACAACCTACCTGCATTCCAAACACTCTAAAACGCTTTCCAACAAACCACTTACAATATGCTTCAGTATGGGTATGTCCACAAACGCTAGACATTAGATTATTTTTTGCTTTGGATTGTGCCTGTCCACCCTCTCCATGTTCATAAAGAACGTCATCATAAGTAATAGATTCTACCCAATTCCAATTCGGAGTTCCTAACACTTCATTATAAGACCTTATCCAAGCAGCAGGAATACCACCTGTCATACTCTTTCTTGAAGCCATACGGTCATGGTTGCCAATACAAACGTCAGCAATAGGGAATGCTTCGTGCCATTTTCTGATTTTTCTAATCGCAAGTTTAAGCTCATTACCTGCTGACATTCCATCAGGATCAGGCTCATGGTACGAAAACCCATGCGAGTCAATTATATCTCCAATGAAGATTACTTGGTTGCAATTAAACGCTTCGTATTGTTCTATGCAAAAGTCTAAATAACCATCTAAGCAAAATGGTTCATGAAGGTCACCGATAACTAGAACGTTTCTAGTCTCGGCTTCCCTCATCTTTTCTAATGCCACGATTTCATGTGGCTTTAATCTGTATCTATTATTTTTTACTGATGTCTGCAACTCCCTGTCCTAAAATTAATACTAAGAATGTTTGCCATACTGTGTCTGCCGTTTCAGGCGACCAATTAAACTTAGTCATTAAGAATGGTGTTACGATTGCCGTAATTGCGTAGATAAATTTCTTTGATTGAAAAATTTGTCCTAATACTACCTTTGTGATCCATTGTTTCATAGTTATTTATTTTTGATTATTAAATTAATGTTTTCTCCGCCTAAATTAAGTATTTCTTTGATTGTTAAGTCCATAGCTATTCGTGAGTTATTAACCCTGTCCTGTTCACGACTTTGCCCTAATAGAATACACCCGCTTGTATCTTTCGTTGTGTTTCCCCTGTGAAATAATATCCAATCCCTGTTCGGCACATCTTGGACTAATAAATGTAAATAATCTCTTGTTGCTGATTCTCTTGCTAGTCTTAATCTTACTTTATACTCCCCCGCAGGAATACAAGATATACTTCTTTCATTATTGATATAAGGTAATTCTAATGTGTCACAAAAAGTCTCTCCATTTATAAAGAGTTTTCCTAATGTACTTTTTTCAGAGAACGTATCTCTTATTATAAGTAAATTGATTTTACTCAAAATAGGTTTTGTAGATTTTAACTCCCTTAATTTCTTTAAGAAATTCATTACGAACTTTAACAGGGTTCTCATCTTTCTTTTTGTATTTAGGGTTTTTACTATTGAGCTTTCTTTTTTTCATATATAAAAAATTTGTAGATTGTGAAACTGATAGCGAGTACAAGAGAAACGAGAGTTAAAATCTCGTTACAATCCGTTACACTAAACCCAATCGCTGAAGCATTAGCAATTCCTACTTGTACTGTGTCTTTTATTTCCGTCATTTGTTTTTTGTTTTGGCTTCTTATCCAAGTAGGACTTTAGCTTTGTTATATTTATTTGTTTCGGCTTATAATGCTTCTTCATTATTCTCCTGCCGTTAAAAAGTTTCTTAATGTTAATCTCGTTCCCTGTTGATTTGGTCTTTCAAGATTCATTCCTGCATAGTACGCATTAGTGTCAGGTGACACATCTGCACCTGAGTTTGTTGAGTACTCAGGAAAGCTAGATGTATTATTTCTAATGTAGTCTATCATTCGTTCCATGTAATACTCGCCTGTGTTTCTTATTTCCTCTCTAAGATGTTGAGCTTCTTCCGTACTTAAAGCAGATCCCGTTTCTGATGTCTTAGAATAAATGTTACCGTTCTCAATTTTGAAGCGTAAAAATGGTACGGCATGAAACAGGGCGAAGTTCGGTAGCATATCCCCAATGTAGGTATCTACTAAAGTCTTATAAGCCTCATTACCTGCATCCCCTAATTCCCCATCTTCAATTAAAGTTTTCAATTTGTTATTGAGGTCTGTACCAAGCTTAGTTTCAACATAAAGCTTCTGTGCCTGTTTTACAAACGGGAGCAATAAGTTTACGTCAACGTTCATATTGATTGCCGTACTGTCTTTTAATTTTTCTTCTGATATAAATAATACGTATGCCATAATTATCTTGGTGTTAAAAATCCTTTATTCTTCATTCTCTTTGGTGGCTTTGCTACTAAAGGACTGTTCTTTTTTGCAGTAAATCCTTCAGACTTAGCTTTAGTATAACCGATTAAATCAGCATCTTCTATCTTAGTAGTCTTAGATTCTCCTATTGTTGTTTTGTAAATTTTTCTTAGCCAAAAATGCTGACAATTACCTCCTCCCTTGTACTTTAGGATGTCATATTTTAAAACCCCTTTAGGTCCCCACCCAATTTTCCTCTTTTGTCTTTCACTATAATACCAATCATTCACAACCATATTTGACATTCTTTGTATATCCTCTTTACGATACATTTTTCCTGCCTTAGAAGCTCCCATCATTTGTCTGCAAAATGGTCTTTTCTGCCCTGTTTTGTTTACTAAAAAATTATCTTCTTCATAAACATATCTTACTCTAAAATAATCATAAGTCTTTTTAGAGATTCCATCTTGCTCTGACTTACGGCTTGGTTTAGGACTTCCTGTTGAAGCTAATTCAATCTTTTCTTCTGCTCTATCATTTAATACTTCTTCAAAGTTAAAATCTAAATCTTCATCTTCTACCTGTTCTTCTTCAATTAATTCGTAATCTTCAGGCATATCCTCCCCATATTCTTCAATAAATTTATCTAGTTCAGTTTTCTCACTTGAAAAATCTTCTCTTACTTCTACATCTGCTAAAGGTTTTAATCCTACCTCCTCTCTGATTTCGTCCTCCGTCATTACTCCTTTTAAATCTTCTGAAGTAAATTCTACTGTTATAGGTTTCAATTGAACAAACTCCACTTCTAAGTCCATATCATTAACAGAGAATATAGTCTGTAAGGTGTCTAAAATATGTAGCTGAAAACTTCTAATAACTGTGTTTAAATAGAAATTTGAAGCTGCGTTTAACTCGTCTACATTTGATCCTAGTCCTGATTCATTTTTAATTCCCATTAACATTGGACTCGTCACTCTGTGTCCTGTAAGGATATTTTGAACTAAAAGCTCTTGTAAGGCTAGGTACTGTTTGTCTGCGTTTGAAACTGCAATAGGTGTTATTTCAGGTGTTCTCGTTTTATCGTCTGAGAACGTCAGTACGAACTTCCCTGAGTTGGAAGCACCCGTAAATTTTTCTGTAAGACTTTGCTCTATTTGAAACCTCTCCTCCTGTGTTGGAACTCCGTTTGCGAAGCTGATAAAATACGAACCTGAGAATCCGTTTTGTATGTTGTTGAGATGGAACTCTGCAACCCGTTGATCTACAAGACACCAATTGTTCGCAGCTAAGTAATCTGGCGTATGATAAACATCCATATTAGGACTATAAGAACCCGTATAAAGCAATTGACTTGGGCTTGTTCTATCATTAACATTAAAGGCAGGAATTGGGTAAGGTTTATTTCCTCTTACATTACTCCAATCAGCCGAAACAAAGTAAGTATCAACTTTTCCTAATTCATTTGGTCGACCTGCCATAACCCGTTCAACAGGCACGTGGTACACTTCAGCAATTTCTGTGCGTTCTCTATTCCAAATAATGTTAAGAGCATAAGCTCCCTGAAGCTTAAAATCAAAAGCTACTTTTTTAATAACTTGATGTAAAGATTCTTTACTATTTGCGTGTCTTAAAAACTTT